GTCGCAAAATAGTTTGTGTGTGTTCATTAATTTCTTTTGGTGAGTTGGTTTTCCAGACTGTCAATGGTGGCCTGCTGGTGGGTGAAAACCCGGTCTGCCAGGTCTTCTAGTTCTGCCACCTGTTCGGCCATGAACTCCAGCTCCTCATGGAGTTCAGCGATTTGTTGGTCCTTCTTTTGGAGCAGTTCTTCGGCAGAGGCAAAAACTCCGCGCAGGAGGTGTTGCAACTCGTCTATTTTTTCCCGCGCCTCGGTGACGTTCATACCGCACCCCCTCTCCGCGCATGGCAGGCTACGCACACGGCGCCAGTCCTGTCGTTTTTCCGACCGCAGTCAGTGCAGAGTCCCTGCGCTTTACGTTCTGCCCGCCTGCGCCGGTGATACTCCGGCAGGTCGGCGGTCAGCTTTTCGTGTGGTCGCTTGTATGGGTTCTTGGGTGTTACCCCACTGACCCGGCGGAGGAGGGTCACGATATCCCGCTCCGGTAGATCGGCGTCGAGCGCCTGACGAGCGGCGAAAATAATGTCGCCATAGGATTGTGGTTTCATTTCAAGAGGTTGATTAGAGACTTGACGAGGCTCATGACAAGGTCGGAGACGAGCAGGAATCCCACCAGCGTCATGCCAATGTTTGTGAGTATTTTTTCCATAGTGTTAAAAGAAGAAGCCAACAAGACCGGCGCCAACGGAGCCGAAGACGAGGACGGCCAGGATGGCGTCCACAACCAACTGGAACCGGCGGTATTCCGCCAGCTTATCCGCGCCCCGCTGATAGTCGGCGGGGATTACCTCCGAAACGGCATTGCGCCGTTCCAGTTCGTGACGAAATGCCGCCACGTTATCGGTGATGCGGTCGGAGTTCCGACCGACTTTAGTTTGCTTTTGCATAAGCGTGTTTTTTGTCTAGGTGCTGTTCAACTTCTGGGTAACGGTCGGCAAAGACGCCGACCAAAGCGATGAGGTAGTTCAATTTGAACGACCCCACCATGCCCGGCGACACATTGTATCGCAGCACGGCTGCCTGGAGGATTTCCTCCACCTTCTTTTCGTTTGGAGATGTTTCCATGGTGTTGTTTGTTTTATCGCTGACGGCAGAAGGATCGCACGGACCGCAACTGCCGTCAACGAAAAGTTTCGTCAATGTGCAGCCGGCCTGGAATCAACCGTCTCGGCGATTGCTTTCAGTTTGGGCATTTCACCCACCAGCGCCTTCTGTGCCTTTGGACCAATGTCGCCCCAAGCCCGCTTGAGCGCCTCGGTCCCCTGCTGGGCGGCCTCCTCCAGCGCCTCACGGCTGGACCCGTAGTCGTGCGCGGTGAACTCCGGCTTGGTCTGGTCAATGACCAGCGGGCGAATCGTCACCGGCTTGCGACTTCCTTTGCTGGCGGTCAGCGCCAGGGTGAGCGGGCCGGCGAGGTCCGACATGTGGGAAATGCGAATGCCCCCCACTGCCATGCCAGCCCACTTGACGTCTGGGTCACGGTAAAGGGTCAGGCTTCGCCCGGTGTAGGCTTTAGCGTCCGGTCCCCAGCCGGCGACCAGCACACGGCACATGCTCTTGCATGGCCGGAACGCCTTGTCGCTGCCGTCAAAATAAATGCTGACAGGTTGCTCCTGCCCGCCCTTGATTTGCACCTCACGGATTCGAATAGTGCGGGGTCCGGCGATGAGATCGTCGGCGTTGATCTGGTCACTTTTTGGAGTGATCACCGTGGTCATGTCTTGGTCTTGCATGGTCTTGTGTGTGTGTGTGTGGTTTACTCTGACAAAAACATTTCTTTTTCGACGTGGCGCTGAGTCGGGTGCCAACCGTTGGCAGCAACAGCTTGGTGGAACGCCGACGTTTTCTCGGCAACCTTAGCTTCAAACGCCGCAGCAGCGTCAAGGATCGCGGACTGGGTCTTGGGGTCTGGATACACACGGATGACAACCATGGGCAATCCTCCGCAGTAGCTGATGAAGTCGATCCACTGGCGCTCGGACACAAGAAGGCCGGTCTGCAACTGGAGCATATACTCCGCAGGAACAGCTTGTTCCGCGATGGTTTGGATTTGATACTTCTGACGCCGTGACTTGCACTCAATGAGTCCATGCTCGCCAACCGTCCCGTCAGGGGAATACCCCAGCGTGAACCCCCACTTGCTATTGGTGATGAATCCAATGTCCGAGCGGGCCGGCTCATACTTCTCTGAATACAACGCCCGTGCGCGAATCTCGTCTTCATGCCCGCGCAGCATGTCGTCGGAGACATAAAAAGGCTCAACGTATCGGGTGATGCGTTGAGCGCATAGCTCGTAAACGTGCGCCCGCGTTTTGTCATTGTCCGCCACCTTGCCGGTTGGCGAGACGATGAGCTTCACTTCGGACGCAGTGATCACGCCGCAGCGAGCGGCGTGCCATTCTTCTGACCCTTGGATTAGGTCACGGTGTTCAGTTCTCATTTGTGTGTTGTGCGGTGTTGTCCGCTTCAAAAGCCTAGACGCAACTCAAGAACCCGGCAACCTTTTTTTCGTTTTTTTCGTCGGGCGTTCTGCTCTCACTCCATTTTTCCACAAGAACGCGGCCATGATCGTCGCCTCACTGCTGACCTTTTCCTCAGTCCAGTGGGGGTGTCGTTCGTGTGAAAATTCGTGGATCAGAACATCGAGTCGCAACTCTCCTTCAATTCGCGGATCGATCTCAATGCGCCCGTCTGGGTGCCACAGGCCAATCGCTTGGTGCCTGCCAAGCTTGCGCTCGGTGACCTTGGGAATTTTGCGTCTGCTCATTTGAGGAGTCGGTAGTGTGGTGTTTGAGACGTGAATCCAGTCGCGTGACGGATGCGAAACCGTTTCACCTCGACCCTGCCATTCTTGGCTGCGTCCGCGAGGTAGGTCTGCGCCTTGAAGCGACTAAACCCCAGGAGGGACTGAATCTGCTCTCGGGTCAACCATTCCTCAGGTGGGGTGTCAACGACAGGTTCGGGGGCGGAGAGGGCAGCAAGCCACGCCTCAGTATTGTTTAAAGTTTGTGGGCGCATGGTAGGTGTTGTTAGTTTCTCTGACTTCCTGGACAACAAAGGAACCGTCACCATGGATGAGTCCCATATAAAAACCATTCTCATGTCGCAGCGAGGACGTGTGCCGTGCGTTGTATGGCTGGTCCACGTTCAATAGACCGCCGCAGGCGTAGGCTGCTTTCCGTTCCTGAAAGGTGCCGAACGTGTGAACGTCGAAAGCGTGGACATGGCCGAACACGCACGAACCGTAGATTGCTGCGTGCTGCCGAGCGGCATAAACTCCGTGGTGAAAACCGTGGAGAAAGTTCAATTTCCCGAAGGTAAAAACACCACGGCGCTTGTGATACTCACGCCACTCGCACTTAAGTTTGCGAAGCGTGTTCTCCAAATCTCCGCAGAGTTTGCGGGCATAGTCGGCCTTGATGCCGGCAGTGCTGTTCTCAGCCAACTGAAAGAGGCGGTCGTCGTGGTTCCCCATCAGCATGTGGGTGGGTTTCCAGGCATGAAGAAAATCATTCCCTGCTTGCCAGTCATCCTGCATCGTTTCGCATTGCTCTTCTGCGGACGCTCCTTGACGCAGGGGGCGAAGATCGAAAAGGTCACCGCCATACAAGCGGACGTGAGGCCGGAAGTCCTTGGTGACGTCCATCAGCGCCTGGACTGCTCTGGGGTTTTGACGGTCCCCGTGTAAATCCGAGGCAAAAATGAACCTGATCGTGTTGTTTTTCATTTTGTTTTGGTTTTGGTTTGTTCTCTGACAAAAGAATCAAGCACGTTGGCCAATGCCTCGCAAGCCTGCGCCCGCATCGAGGGGTCAGTCATTTTCCCGTGGTCGCCGGGGTTGTCAATGAAACCAATCTCCAGCAGCACGGTTGGCTGGAATGCCATGACTGCAAGCCTGGGGTGCTGAGAGGCGCCCTCTGCCTTGACTCCACGATCCTTGGTGCCGAGGGTCTTGGTGACGGCAGCATTAACACGTTCAGCCAGCGCCCGGTGCTGGGCGCCTCGGAAGAACGTCTCGGTCCCGCTCGCCGTGCCGTTGAACGAATTGCAATGAAGGGACAACATGACGATGCCACGATAGTCCCTGGCGATCTCCGCCCGCTCGGAAACGTGTGCGGGATCGGACGCGCCAGCCCGCGTGCGGATGACCCGGTGACCAAGGCACTGCAAGAAGGCGCGGACCTCATTCGCCCACTCCATGACAACCTCCGCTTCCGTGGTCTTTCCAACGCCCACTGCGCCTGGGTCATAAACACCAGGGCGCCGGTTGCCCATTCCGTGACCGGGGTCGAGGATGATGGTCATTTGTTTTTACGGGCGAGAAACGACAGAACCACTTCAAGCAGGCCAACCCCGATGAGGGTAATGGCCGCAGTGCTGTTTTCGGCAGTCACGCTAACGGCACCAGCAGCGGAGGCTTTAGCAGCGAGCCAGACGCCAGCAAGGCCGGCGCCCTTGGCGATCTGCCGAACGATCCAGCCCTTGCTGGAGGTGATAATGGTGATGATGGAGTTCATTTCGAGTGGACTTCAATGGCCGGAAGCTCGACCGGCTGGGGTTCGGTTTTATGAATGGTTGGCAGCGGAGCGATGCCAACAGTGATCTTGCTTCCACCGACTTCAAAGCCAAGTGAGAGCATTGGGGTATATCCCTTCATGGCCGCACAAGACGGCAGCAGAAGGAGGGGTATGAGGATCGCGTATTTCATGGCAGGAGAATGAGGAGAAGGGCTTGGCACGAATTCATTTGCATGTTGTTCGCAGGGTCATCCGGTGTCGAGCAAGAAGCAAGCAAAAAAATCAGGAGCAGGAGCTTCACGTTCATTTCCTGGCTCCTTCACTCACGGGTTCATTTTCACTGGCCAGTGAAATCCAGTCGCCGCAGGTGGGGTTCAAATGTGGGTGTGTCGCTTTCATTTTCTCTCTCCCTTCATTTCGTTGAGAACGTCCCTAAGACCCAACATGGTTTCTGACATTCGGTCAATGGACGACACAAACTCTTTTCTGTCAAGCCGGTTTTCTGCTCGCCAGTCCTCCCGCTCAGAGTGGTGCATTTTGGTGACACGGTCCAAGTGAGAAGTGAGGAAGCGCCACATCAGGAAAACCATGACACTGAGAACCATACACACCAAACCCGGCAAACCATATTGGTCCCAAAGCTCGGGGGCGCCCAAGGTTGGCAGGGTCGTCGTCATTAGGTCAAGGCGAGGACGAGAGCATAAACAACCCCAATCGCCGCGCCAACCGTCAGGAGAAAGGCTCGGTGACAAGAGGACAAAACGTGGAGGTGACAGAGTGCAGCCAGAATGCCACACGCCTGCCGGAAAATTGAATTGCTGACAACGCCATGCTCAAACCACCACTTCGCCGCCGGCTGGTTTTGCTCGTAATGGTGCCAAGCAACCCCCCACCAAGCGTTGTCGCCAAGCTTTCCCAGAAAGGAAAAGCAGATGCCCAAGACCAACCAATCGACCAACTCTATGTTCTCTCCGGCAATGCGCTTCCGAAAAACCGTCCACCCCTTCGGCGCCCAAATAATTAAAACGGCAGCAGACATGATCAGCACAAGGGGGGTCAGGCCAAGTGAAAGGAGTTGGAAAAATTCGCGCAGGTCATTCATGTTGGGGCATGGGTTTCCTTAATCTTGCAGCAGGATATGTGGAATTGCAACCAGCATTTTCCCCACCCGGCAGCACCACTCCCCGTCCCAACCGTCCTGATCCGCGCCAGGGAAAAGCGGTTCCACGATGGCCCCATCCAGCAAGACAACCCGACCAGTCGACCACTCGGTGACCTCCGTGCGTTGCCGTATCTTTACCGCTCCTGGAAGACTGTATGGCATACAACAAAAAGCACGCTACACAAAGTAGTGTAGCGTGCTGGGTTAAGTGTTCATTCACCAAGGGATTTCGCCACCACTGTCGGAGTCGTCGTATGGTGCGGCGTCCGACTTGGTTGGGCGGGCGTTGGCAGCGGCGTCGGTTTTGCCACCAAGGAACAAGACGTCGTCGGCAACGACGCCTAGCTTGGTCCGCTTGGCGCCGGTCGCTTTGTCAGCCCACTCCTCCGAGCGCAGGCGCCCGTTGACGCAAACTTGGCTCCCCTTTCTGAGGTATTTGGCGCAGACCTCTGCGGTCTTCCCCCAGATGGTGATGTCCACAAAAGTGACTTCCTCCTTCTCCTGCCCAGAACCGTCTTTCCATTTGCGGTTAAGGGCAATCCCGGTGTTTCCCACGGCGTTGCCGCCGGTAGTATTCCTGAGTTCAATGTCGCGGGTCAGGTTCCCAATCAAGGTAACGTGGTTCAGTGTAGCCATATGTTTGTTGTTGAAAAGCACTGCCGCGTATTCAAGACGGGAACAACACAACCCGGCGTGGTTTTCACTCACGTTCTAGCCCACGGTCAGTGCGTCCCCAGCATGGAGCGGAAAACTCGGCAGGTCAAGTCAAAATCTCTGCGATTCTAGGCTCGTCGATGATCCCATCGAGGAACAGTGCCGTCACCCCTTGAGTGACCCTTGGGTCGTCCGAGTGAACCTCCGACCTCCATCCGGCAAGCAGCAAGCGCAAAGCCGCCACGGTTGGGTCAGTTGAAAGGCTAATTGCGGCAAGCTCCTCCATGGTGAATTCCTCCACGAAAGCCTCGGTGTCGGGCCACCTTTTCGGCGGGTTCTGCTGACGATTCCACTCAGCCAGGGCGGCGTCATAGCTGTCGGCAAGTTCCAGATCTGTTGGCGGAGGCAGGCCGTCCGTGAAAGTCACTTGTTCTCCGAACAAGACGGCCTTCCGGCGAAGAAAAGCTAGGTGAAAGGCGAGATTCATTATACAAGAGTTCGTTTCGTTAGTTCCATTTCGGCACCCGAATTCACCGTGGAAGTCACCGTGCCAGAGGTCTCGCAGGCGATTCTCAGCACCACATTGCCCGAGGTGCCAGCCGTGGTGATTCGCCCGCGCAAAATCATTTCGGCGTCAGACTTCGATACAGCAGTTGTCTGGACGTACGGAGTGTCGGACGCGGTAAGTATAGCACTCGCGCTGTTGCCAGCAGCGTATTGCAAAAAGACCGCTACTTGCATGGTTGCACCAGTGGGAATTTGCAGAGCTACACGGATACCTTCGCCGGCTCCCGTGGTATTAACCTGAGACCTGATTTCGATGTAGTATTCCGAGTTCGCTTCCATCGCGATGCTCATTCCCGTCACCGATTCCAGCGCCGTGCTGGCCGTCACAGTGTAATCGCTGCTCAAGGTAACTCGCTCGAATTCAGGTGGACCGCTTGAACCGCTTGCCGTAATCGTCGTGTCAGTGATGGTTAGTCCCGTGCCAACGGTCAAATGCGTCAACTTGCCTGCGGAGTCATCCCAAAACACAAGTCGATCAGCGCCGGGGTCGTCGGCGCTCAGGGCTTGAGAAGTCAGTGTGAGAACGTCCGTCACGCTGGCGTCAAGCGTCACATCTCCGCTGTTGGTGCCCGTAAGGTCCAGCGTCGTTTTCATCGTCGCCGCGTCAACGCCAAGCTGGATGGTGCCAGATGTGGTGATAGGACTGCCTGAGTCAACCTGAATACCATCGGTGCCGGAGACGGCAACGCTTGTGACGGTGCCGGTGCCACCGATGGTTGACGGTTCCCAACGGTTGTTAGCGGTTGACCATGTGAGAGCTTGACCGTTTGTGGCGCTTTTCTGCTGCAACTCGTAGGTGTTCAGATTGGTCAAACTACCCCCGTCCCCGTTGGTAAGAAGAAGTGTTCCCGTCGATGAAGGAAGCGTTACATTAGGGGTGCCAGACAAAGACGATGGCGCTTGCAAGAAAACATAGTCGGTCGGTCCAGTTGTGGGGGAATAACGAATGCCGACACCGTTTGAAACACTGTCAACGTCGTATTGAACAACATCAAATGGGGTGTCACTGTTTGTGTTTTTCCAGACCAATGACGCTAGGTCGGAGTCATATTTCAAGAACCCGTTGCTAAAAGAAGGGACGCCATCTGCCGCCGATGTGATTCGCCCCTTGGAATCAACCGTGACGTTCGCAAGAACGTATGACCCCGGCGTAACCGCAGTGTTCGCCAAGGTCGCTGCCTGACTGCCGTTGCCGGGACCAGCAGTCACATCGCCAGTCAACTCAGTGATGCCCGTGTCCGTCACCGTCACCGCCAAAGTCGTTCCCGTCATCGACAACCCGGTGCCGAGCGTGATTTCCTGCGGATCACCGGAGCCAGAGTCACCTCGACCAATCAACGTAGACCCGGCGCTGACGTTTTGCATTTTTGCATAGCTGACTGCATCATTGGAAATTGTCGTCGCATTGCTGCCAGCAGAAGCGGTCACGTCACCAGTCAGCGCAGACCGGCGGATGTTGGCCCCTTGGAATTCCAACCCACCGTCAAGACCAACCTGTTGGGGGTCGCCAGAACCAGAACTGTGGCGCCCAATGAGGTGTTCGGTGGCGATGTCCTCCATCTTGGCGAACGTGACCGCGTTGTTGGCAATGGTCACCGCGCCGGTCGTCGCCACCGTTACATCGCCAGAAGCCGGAACCCAGGCGTCGTCATAATCTGTGGACGACTGCTTCACCAGGAGGTCGCCAGCGTCCCCACCGGACGCAACGCCAGGACCAGGAACAAGGGTCGGACTAACCGCAACCGATGCCACTTGCTGGGTTGGGTTGGTCACCGTGACCTTCACGGGACCGGGGTCGGGGTTCGTCACATAAACTTTGATGGCCATATCAGGACTGGGTGCAGACGTTTCGGACAAAAACTTTAGCGGTGTAGATGGGCGCCAGTCGGATGCCGCCAGACGTGGTCAGCACCACGTCGTAGATGTAATCTCCGACAGTCATCGCCGCCGTCTCGGTGTCGGTCTTGGTGATCTGGTATGTGCCGGTCGAAGCATCGACCCAGGAAATTCCCATGGTGAACGCCAACGCGGAGTCAACATCTTTCCTGGCGTCTGCGTCGATGGTGTAGCCGGTGTAGTCAACGGCATTGCCAGACTCGTCGGTGAGTTGGTATTGGACTGCCACGAAATCAATGTTCCGCAGGAAAGTGACGTTGAGGTTGGAGATGTCAGCGCATGCCATGGCGGTGAATGGTTACATGGTTTCTTTGCTTTTTCAAGTTATTCCTCGGCTTGAGCCTTGTAGATTTTCCTGACGTCCCGGCCAATGTTGAGGAACACATCGGCAGCGCCACCGGCGGGACCGTAAATCAAGGACATAACGTAACCAGAGGCGGCAGACAGGCCGTCAATCTCGTCAATAATACTGTCGGGGTCTGGGTCAAGAAGTTCGTCCAAGTTGTCAATTGCACGCTCAATCTGACGAAAAGCTTTGGCCGCGAGCAACTCGTTGGTAAAAGTCCTAAGACCCATGGCGCGGCGGACAGACATATCGATAACGGAACCGAAAACAAACAGACCGTTGATCGGACCAAGTGCCAGCGCCGCCGCCCACTGTTCAACGCTCCACTCACGCTCGCGGTCCTCCTCGTCACCCATGAGTAAAGCGAGGAAGCAGGAGACAAGCTGAGTGATGGCGGGTTGGAGCAAATGCGCCACAAGGATTCTCTGGGCGTTCATTCCAACGTCCTTCCCCTTTGCCAGTTGGCGCATCGCCATGAGATCAATAGCGAGAGCTTTGCGGGAGTCGCTGGCAAACATCCAAAGCCCCTTGACGAATGGGTTGCTTTGATTTTCAATCAGCGCCCGGTTCACCATGTCGGCAGGTTGGGCGGAGGTGGCGAGCATTCGCTCAACTCGTTTTGTTGCAATGGCATTCGCCTGTTCATCGGTCATGCCCTCCTCTTTTAGTGCCGCCCGCTTGTAGTAACGGAAGGCAATGGCGGCGCCGATGGCAGTCCATCCACCGTCCACAAGCGCCATTGGCGCCATGCCTTTCTGCATGGCTGAAACAAGCGCAGACGTGTTCATGCCTGCGCCACTCATGGCGATTCGTGCTTCGGCTGAAAACCCACCCTCAAGCCTGCGCTGAATGTTTGGGGAAACCCACATTGCGGCAACCTCTTGGGCGAACTCAACAGGTTGTCCGAACGCTTTGGCGAGTCCTGCGGCATAGGCTGGCGCGGGAACGTCAGCAAGCATGGGGTTGAGCAGTGCAGACGTTTGCTTGAGAATTGGTGAAAGACGGAACGCTAGCCCCTTGAACGCCGTGTATTGAATAAGCCTGCCCCAAAGAGCGTTGAGTGAGTGCATGTCCCAGGCGGACTTGTTGCCGTTGTTCTCAATGGCCTTGATTCGATTCTTGACGTTCTCAAGCGCACCGCTGCCACTCTTGCTGCGAATGGCGTTCTGCACGTTGGAATCAAGCACCACTGCCTTCAAATCTCGAATGACCTCGGCGTGGGAAACCCAGTGGGCAACGTGTTCCCAATGAGAAAGGAAAGCGACAAAGGCGTCCATTTGCCGCAGTGGTGAGTTGGCATTGACGCGGGCTTTTGTGAACCCGGCCTCAAGGCTGGAGTTCATGTTGCCGTTGTCTTGCATGACACTCGTGTCACCGGGCCGCTCTCGGTAGATGGGGGCATAGTTTTTAATTCGCGGCAGCGGTGCATTAAACAGGCGTCGATAGGTCGGGTCGATTAGTTCTGCCGCAACACTGTATTCGTCCGCCATCCAATCGGCCAAAGACTTTGCCTCCGGTGACAGGAACTCGTTTAGTTGCTTCAAGGATTCGTCTGTCCATCCGTCGCGTTCCATCTGCTTTCGGCTGGTTTCCTGCCTGCTCCACAGTAGCCACATAATTCCCTGCGCTTCCGACATGAACTTTTCAACCTGGTCGCCGGCATTCACAACTTTCCTCACCTCAACCCCACGCTTCATGGGTCCAGATGCGGCGAAGTCGGAAAGCGCCTGTTCGGCCTGGGCATCATTCAGCCCAATGTCTTCCGGCTTGACTTTGCCATCAGCAAGACGTTCCAGAACGTCAACGGGAATGGTGACCGTTTCAGTTGTGCGCGACGGATTGACAAACACGCCAGAGTTGCGAAGCTTTTGAAGTCGAGCCATTAGCTTGCGCCGTGAACTTTCCCCTTTGGACCCCAGCAGGGCATCAAGGAATTCCATTCGCCTGCGGTCTGCACCGATCTTGATGTCCGTGCTTTTGTTCGCCGCCTCAATGATTTTGTCGGAGAAGTATTGGTAAACCTTGGAGTCTTCGCCAAACAGGATTTCCAGTTGCTGCGCCGTTGTCCAAAGCAGGGAGTCGCCGGTTGCCTTGACCTTGGAAACAAAGTCCTTCCATGCCCGGCTCTTTGTCTGGTTGTCGGTGTTCTCGGCATCGGCCAGGGTCTTGCGAACGTCACCAACAACAGACTTGCGGGCGTCGGTCTTGAGTTCGGCAAGGAAAGCCTTGCGTTCCTCGTCCAAAACCGACCGGCCAAGCTTGCCTGTCTCGATGATTTCACGCAGCCACTCAACGGCGGCAAACCGATGCTCTGCATCACGCTCGCCCCATCCGCTGAACAGTTCGGCAATCGCCATCCTGTTCAGTGCGTCCTGCACGGCTTCGGCGTCGTCGGATTCGCGCACGGTCTTTTCATAGCCGGCAATCATCGCGTCCTGCTGCGACTCGTCCAGGTCATACACGGAAAGGGCAAAATCAACCTGCTCGGTGGCGTCTGACAACAGCTTGCCGGCCATTCTGCCACCGGAATCCCTTTGCGACTTGTAGCGGTCAAACAGCTTCTCGGCTTCCGTCGTCGCCTCTTCAGCTAGGTATCGCTCAAGCTCTCTGTCCATCTTGGCAACGCGTCGCTCGATCTCGCGCATCATCCCCTCTGGGGTCGAGCGTTGGGCGACGGCAATAAAGCCACCGACACGTGTCCGCACAAGCGGAGGCATGGCGGCAAGGGCAGCGTTCAGTGTGCGAAGTGCAGCAAGCAGTCGTGCCTTTCGATCAATACCAGCAACCGTGGCGGCAAATTTATTTTTAAGGTTGGACCTCTCAACGTCTCCTTGAGCTTTACGCTTTGCAATTTTAGCGTCAAATTCGCGGATGATCTTTTCAAGATTTAGCTTTGTGGCCTTGTCTTTCTTTGCTCCCTCAAGTTCAAAATCACGTTCCTGCTTGATAGTTTCAATGTCGGCTTGAATGTCCGCCTCTATTGCAAGAAGTTGTTGTTGATATTTTGCTTCCTCTGCTGCTTCCGCTTTACCTGTGTCGGGTTGCGTTACTTTTAGCACCTCTTTCTTAGCCTTGTCCAACGCACGCGTTGCAAGTTCACGACGAACCGCAGGATCGCGCATAAGCGGACTAAAGACGCTGGTCAGTCGGTCTTCAAAGGATGGTTGGAGGGAATAAGTAATCTCGGGCCGGGTCGTGTCGAACCGCTGGCTGAGCGGGATGACGTTGCCCTGTTCGTCGAGGGTGATGGGGTCGGCGGATTTGATTGGGTTTAAAGTCTCTCCGTCCCACACACCTACAATATCTGCTGATGAAATCGTTGGAACGCCAATTTCCATCAAACCACCTACCGTCACAGATTCGATTGCAGTGGTCGGCATTTCTCGCAACATGACCACTACCCCTCCGTTTCTCGCGTCGTATCCGCCTTTCCCTGTTGCGGTGATTCGGTCTACATCTCTTGTTACATAAAATGCGTTTTGGTTCAATGGCCGAATCGGTTTTGTCCCGCTATCTTGGATTTCCATGTACTCCGATCTGCTCATCGCCCTCCACAGTCCTGATGTATCTGTAAACCCTCTGCCTTTTTTAACAGCATCCCAAAGTTCGTCTCTCCATTTCGCCAAATTCTTTCCGATTGGTATTCTTGCAGCCTTCGCCGCTTCATCCACCAACCGCTGCAACTCAGCCGCCGACTGCGGATTGCGTTGCGTCCATTGCTCGATCACGCCTGCACGATCTTCAGTAGGAGCAGCCTTGACGAGCGCGCCAAGGTTGTCGGTGCCACTGTCGCCGCCTTCAACGAGGCTGAGATATCCGGCATCGGAACGGGCGTCCTCCGCGCGGAGGGAGTAGGTGTATGGTTGTCCCTCAAGCCCAAGCGTCTCGCTGGCAATTTGCCGCGCCTGCTCAATGGTTGCCTCCTGTTCAGCCAGGGCTGCATCAACGCCGAGCAGTTTGTTGATGAACGCGTCGTAGTCTTCACCGAGCTTGCCCTCTGCCCGCGCTTTTTTAATCGCCAGTGCAGACTGAAAGATCGGCTGGAAGTATTGGCGCCACGCTTTGGTGAAGGCGGAAAGCATTCCCGCTGCCTTCGCGTTTTCACGGCCCGCACGAATGTGTGCAGCCATGCCACGGGAAACAACACCGGGTGCAATCTTGCCGCCCTCCTTCCTGCGACCAAGAACATCGAGAACGACAACGCGGGAGATCGCCTCAATCAGCGCCCGCTCTTGGTCTGCCGACTGCCGGTCGAAGATGACCTGCTTTTCCGCTCGCCCTTCATTCACAACCTGTTCCGCCAGTGTGACCATGGCTATTGCTTCCTCTCTGGTCAAACTACCGTTGGACAACATCTTCTTGGTCTTGCCCTCAATGCTTTCCTCAACCATGGTCAAGACGTTCCCGCCAGCGAACACCCTGGCAACACTGCGCTTCACCCCGTCAGCAAACTCGAAAGTCGATTCACCGAGGATGTTGAATACCATTTTCTGCGCCTGATCCGGCGTCAACCCGGCCATACGAGCGGCAACTTCAACCGCTTCCTTGTTGTCCTTCCAGGTGATCTGCTGAACGGTTCCCGGCTGAATGTCGGCAGTGTCGGTTGACTCAAGGACGTCTGCCATGCGGGCAATGGCGAGGATGCTTTCCCTTTCGTTCGCTGAATAGTGTTCCTGGAGAAGTGCCGCAGCTTCTTCCGCCGTTCCAACGGTCACTTCAGCCTGGGGGGTCGTGACCTTCCATCCGCCGGAAACCTTCTGCATCCGGTATCCCGCTCGGTCAGCAATCTTGGCCGCGTCGTCTTGGAACTGCTTTAGCTTGCCGAGAACGGCTTCGCGGGCCGCCCTGCGTTCTTCCAGAATCTTCCCTGCCGCCTCGCTGCCAACCTCGCCAACGGAAACACCCTTGGCATTCACTGAACGCCAGTCTGAAAGCATGAGACTCTGCGCCTCCGCCCACTGCCCCGCGTCGGCAAGCTCCTTTATTTTGGCTGCGTTCTCCGACGAATATCCAGCAGCAATCAGTAGGTCGGTGTTCCTAGCCAGCGCCCTGCTGTTTTGGAAGTCCGAGAATTGACCGACGCCAGAACCAAGCAACACCAGGGGGATGATTGTAGCAATCAGTTCACCTTGGTTTGCCTTCCAGTCCCGCCAGAAGTTGTCCCAGCGCACGTCAGGAACGTCGTCGGTCAATGCGTTGGTCAGGTCAACCAACATTTCGGGGAAGGCTTGCTGAAAAAGTTCTTCGGTGTATTCAACCCCGGTGCCGATAGCCAGCCGACCGGCAAGTTGTTTGGCAATTGCGCCGCCGGTAAAGGCTGGGGCGTTGATGAGCCTGCCCAAGCTGGGAAGGCGCCCAAAAAGGAGGCGGTCAGAAATGACCTCCGACGCGGCTTGGAAGGGTGCAGCCAAAAGGGAAAGCGCATCAAGCTGGCCTTCAGTCATTTCTGGATACTGTTCCCGCATGCGTTGCTTTGTGTCGGCTTTAAATTGCCCAAGCATCAACGCCGGACCAACGTAAGGAATAAAGCTTCCAACCATCATCGGAAGGTTCTCTGCGGCACCAGACAATGACATGCCAAGCAGTTCAACACGGTCGATGGGGTCAAGGCTACCAGTGCTAAGGGAGCGCATCTTTCCGCGCAGATGGAGCAGGTCGTTCCTGCGCTTCTCCTCCTCGTCGGTTGGTTGAAACCCCATTTTCTGGTCATACCGATACTCAGCCTCACTTGCCGTTGCCTTGTTAGCCATTCTTCCAATTTGGAGAAGCCCCTCCATACCGCTGGACAGGAAGCCTTCAAGCCCGCGATCAAACGAAAGAACAAGCCTTGTGAATGCATCCTTCTGCGTTTCACCGGGTTTGGCACCAAGGGAAGCAACCGCCTCAATGACCATGTCTCGGTCTTCTTCTGGAACGCCCAAAAGCAATTCCGCCATGTCGGCATAAACCGCCTCATTCATCATCCCCCCGGTTTCCTCTAGCGCCTTGTCTGGGGCTCGACCAATCTCCGCGAGCTTGTTGATTTGAAACCGGTATGGGTAAAGCTTGGCCTTGGTCTGTTGGTAGAGACGGGTGAACTCGGTCAGGTGTTCGCCTGCCTTTGCCGCAAATTTCCCCGGCGCACGCAGACCTGCCTTGTCTTGAACCGAGGCGATGGCATCGGCGATGGGAATGTCACGGGCGGCAGAATTAAACGCCTCCTCAATGACGGTGGCCTGCGTTGTGAGGTGACTTCCCACCAAGTTTGTGAATTCCTCGTCGGTGATGCCGTCGGCCTCTTGTTTCAAGTAGACCGAGGCGATGGCGTCTTTGTTTGCCTGCCAGTCCGGCGCCCCTGGAATGTTGTCCTTGCCGTTGACCTTATCCATCCACGACGCGACCGCCATGTTTCGGGTGAACGCAGCCTTGTCGGGAATCATCCATGAGACGTTTTTGTCCTCAATGGCTTTGATGTGAAAGCTTTCGCCACCGACAATTGAGCGTCGGATGTCTGCTTCAAGTTCCTTCTTCTGTCGAGCCAAGCGTTGTTCTTGTGTCATGGTGAAAGCTGTGGGGTATAATTGATGTCGGGAATCAGGCTGTTGGATTCCGACTTGCCTCCGCCGACCGGAAGTGGCGGCGGATATTGCCCAGCACCAGCCCGTTCTTGCAGTTCTCTCTTGGCCTCACGGGAAACCGATTCACCAGTCACCTGGAAGATGATGTCTGCTGCTTGCTTAGGTGTTGGGTTTTGAGGCATGCGGCTTTTTATTGTATTGGACATGCGCGTGATTTCAAGCTCAAAAGCAGCAAATTCTTTCTCCTTGCCCTTGATCAGCAGTTTGTTTTTGTCGAAGAATTCCCCACGGCGCCGCTTCACCAAGTCGGTCAAGACGCCGAGGCCGTCAGCGATGAATGCCGTCCGGTCGTCGGGGTTCTCTCCTGCGCGCCTCTTTTCCAGTTTTGCCTTCAACTCTCCGCGCATGTGTTCCGGCAGGTTGTTGATCCTTGCCGAAAGGGAAATAAGCTTGCCCATAGTCTCTGGCGATCTGTTCCCAAAAGTGGAAACATCAAGAGTGTCAATGGCGGACTCCAGTGCCAGCGATTCAAGGACCATCTCATCAAGCGACAGTGGCGCTGCGTTGATCTCCGAGACGATTTTCTGCCGCTCCGCTGGTGAGGTGATGTATTTGAACTCAACGTCGTCACCCCGCTTAATCTCGCCGGTGGCAACCTTGTCGGCAATATCGCCAAGTTCCGTCAACTTGAGCGTCCGGTCTTGGGTTTCAATGTGAGCCTCAAGGCGCTTCTTGTCGGTTTCCGGCAAGTCCCACGCCTTGATCATTTCCCTCGCCGCAGCCGGGTCTGTTTCCGCTGTCTTCAATATGTCATAAGAAAGTTGTCCATCGATGACCTCCTTTTTGCGGACCCCATACTGAGCGTCGGACAGAACCTTTCTTTTAAAAGCCTGCTCGTCTAGTTGCGAAACGAGTTCCCAGTTGTTTTCCAGGACCGCCTGTGAGCGCATCTCCTTGTAGTCCTGGACATACGTCTGCTGCTCCAGTCCATCGACCTCAATCTCCATGGCGTCCGCCGTTTCGGACGGGACAATGCCAGAGTCTCGGAGGTTGGTAATAGCATCCCTCGCCGGTCCATAGTCTCGCGTCTGCCCGCCCTTGGTGATGGCGTTGCGAACCGACTGCATTGCGTTCTTGCCCTTCTGTCGAAACGACTCGGCGCCAACCTGGATGGTTCCCTCGGTGGACCACTTGGAAAGGCGGAGGGACATTTGTTCCCTGGCCTGGGGTGATAGTCGCAGTTCACCAATTTTCTTCTCCATGTTCGCAACGCTCTCCTGCCACGCGGGAAGCCATGCGTCTTCGTTCCCGGCGTTCTCCTGCTGGAACTTGGCAAATCTCATTTGCTCGTCTTGCAGCGCCAAGTTTGCTTCGGTCATGTTCTTGACGTCGTCTGCACGGATGGACAACTCCATGACGCGGTCGGCTACCTGAGCCACCTGCATGAGTGCCTCACCGGTTGCTGACCTTGGTTGAACCGGAAGCTGGGCAACCTTTGCCGTTTGGTTGCCTGTCTGCAACTGCTGCGGTCCGTCGATTAGTGGAATGCGTGCCATGGTTTCTCTGTTAGGTTTTCGCCGTCGTGGGGCTGGTCGGTTTCGCCGTTGTGGGTCTGGTCGAGAAATACTGCATGCCCGTGCTGGCTACCTGCGCCATCCCAGAAAGGACGGTGCCGGCCCGCGTTCCTCGGATTTGTGAAGCTTGCGCCTTGCCTTCATCAAGGACGGCAGTGCGTTGAGCGGTGAGTTGTCGCTGCCCGAGGTCGAACATGTATCGCTGGTCGGCAAGCTGAAGTTGCTGTTGCGCCCATGTGTCCGCCTCAATGTCCAAGACCGTGCCGGTCCCCATCATGGCTCCGGTGCCGGCCATTGCCGCCCGCTGTTGCGCCCGCATCCTGTTCTGCTGTTGTGCCGCACGACGCTGGTTCTCGGTCTGCTCGATGGACTGTCGCTTCTTCTCTTGGGCAATTGCCTTCGCCTCTGCGTCCGCGTTCATCTCCGCCTGCTTGGCCGCGTTGTTTGCCTGCCGAACGCTCATCACGGTGCCGGCAGTCGCCGCTGCGGCGGAAACACCGGCAGAGATGGCGGCAATGGTTGCAACTTCAAGTCCCATGGTTTTAGAGAATTAGGTGACACTTCTTGTAAAGCCGGGAAGAAATAATTCCGCCCAGGCTTTTGGCTTCCCTTTCCATAACAGGATTCATCACAATTTCAACGAATAAAAAGGGGAAAGGTGATTCTTCGCTTGCTTTTTTCGCAAAGCTTTTCACGGCGGCAAGGAGTAGCTGAAACCCGGTTCGGACAGATTCAATGTTGAACCGGCGCGGCAGGTATACGTGATCGACCAAGAGCATGGGGGTGTTGGTCTTCGTGACCCAGCATGACAGGATGGGGGAACCGTTCTCTGTGGCCACAAACCCGTCCGGTGGAAGAAGCGACCGCACCAGCCCACACCCACGCCGTTCCGCCCAGCCTTGGACGGTTTCAAAATCTGCATCTGTAACTCGACGCACCTCGATCATTCGCCTTGGACCTCCAGTGAGAGAATGTATCCCAACAACCCAAATGGCGTTGGGGTGTTGTGAACAATGGAAACCTGAGAGTAGTTGCGCCAGTCTGCTGAGAAATGATTGGGGTGAAGGTCGTCGTCAGTTCTCCCAGTGAACACGGGCGCTGGCGTCCTTGGGTATTCAATTGGTTGTGTGGCGTTGGTGAGAGTGTCGCCAAATGTGCCGCCGTGGGAATTTTGCATCAGGAATGTGATCCTGTTTGGTCGCCACCTGCGCCCCTGCCCGGTACCGGTTTGCAGCTGCACGTCAACAGGGAAGCCCTTGAGGACCGACTCAATTTCGAATCCAGCCGTGTAGTTGCCCGCCAAGTTGGTGAAGTTCGGGAAGACTGCGTTGTATGGGGCTGAGTTCGGGATGGCATCGGACGGTCCGGCAACGCTGAATGTGGCGCCGTTCTGGAATATCCAAAGACGCCGACCGACGAATGGACCATAGCTTGCCGTGCTGACCGTTGTGTCGGAACCGGACTGTGTTGGGTTAATGGACCATGAACAGTCGAGGTGAATCGGCGAGAACGCCATTGCCGACCCCGTTTCGTGGTCAACATCAGACGCCAAAGCCGTGTTGTCATTGACATCTAGCTTCTCAATGAACCGACCATACTGAGAGTTGCCCAAGGAACGGCGAACCACAAACCACACTTGGTCGGTTTCCTCATCGGTCGTGACAACGTCTTCAAATGTGTCGCCACCGTCCTCGCCCGTCAGGTGCTTCGACCATGCCGTCAACTGCTGCGCTCGGTCGTAGAAAAAGGAGAACAACTCCCCAGCCTCGTTGACAACCCAAAGGCACGGGAAGGGGTTCCGCATGAACGCCATCCGCTTGACCTTGCCAAGCGTCGGGCCAAGCAGGAGGGAGAGGTCCGGTGCGGTGTATCCGTCAATCTGGAAATTGTATGCGAATTCCAAGACCTTCTTCCCGCTGCCTGGAGTCCAGAGCAGCGCCTCCTCGATGACGATGGGGGCGACGTCGCCGCTGCCGTAGTTGGTCCGCAGACGTGCGCGGAAGGTCGATGGTTTGATGACGGTTTCCTCGTCGCCACCATCAATCGTCCACTCCTGGAGGTTGGTTCCGACAACCAGAACCCGGTTGAAGGACTGGAGCCACTTGATCTCGTTTCGCTTGGTCGCGCCGAGAGTGATGTCCATCGCGTCGGTGTCAAGCGTCCCGGTCAGGAAGTTGTAGAAGTCGTCGGTCTGGCTTGCCCAGATTCTTGCCGGTTGACCACGGGTGCCACCAAACCACAAGCGGAAATCGTGGAACGCAATCGCCGAGGGGTAACCCTGTTCGGCAGAAAAGGCGGGCTTGCGAAAGGCGTTGGTCGCCACGCCGATGACGTTGACGGGCGGCAGTTGGTTGCCGGGAACAATGAGATCACCCTTGACGTTCTTTTCGTCCGTGTATTCCGTGATCTTGTAAGGGAACGTCAGAATAGCTGTTGCTGGCTCCAGGCGGATGCGCTTGCTGGCGCTCCCGCCACTGGTGATGTTCCCACTCAATCGATAATAGGTTCCAACGCTGCCACCGTCACCAGTATAGGACACGTTGCCTTCATTGCCGTCTAAAATTTCCCACCGGCGCAATTCTCGCCACAGAACCCCGTCTGCGGATTCTTCAAGCACAAGGGTAGAGATGACTGCGGCGCCGGAGTTCCAGTTCGTGGAAACGGTGAACGTGCCTTGAATGAGGATCGCCTCAGTTGGTCCAACGTCACCGGTGCCACTGAGGATCAGGTCGCGGAAGTATTTCTCGACGCCAAACTGGAAGCGCCAGATGTCGCCAACATCGGTCGAGGCAAAGGTGTCGTCTGTTGCAACCAATTTGAAGTTGACGTCAACCAAGTCGAAGTCGCCGCTCGAAACCCGCCAAAACTTCGCCCACAACTGAGAAGACCCTGGCCGGTTGCCTCCCTGCCAGCCGTAAACATTGGAGGTCGGCGTTGTTGAGGTATGATTGGCGATGCACTCGTAGATGACCTTGCCGCGCTTCACAAAGTCACCGGCGGTATAGGAGGTTGCCGTAGCCCAAGCGTCAATGTCCTCGCTTGATGTGCCTGAGTTCCACACGGTCAGGTAGCTGCCGCCAGTGACGGGTGCCGTCGTGGCTCCAGACGTGTGGGCTGAGTAGCAGGTGTAGAGTAGGCCGTCAGTGCCGATCACGCGGTCGCCAACGTCATAGCTTGTCGAGGTTGCCCAATCCTCATAGTCGTATTGGATTTGGAGGTTGACCAATGTTTCATTGAGGTCAAGCGCCGGGGCGAAGTCGAAGGGAACGGGTTCAAATCGGTATTTGAAACGGCGGGTACTGCCAACCGAATCAAGCTGACCATCGCGCACAATCAACCGTTGTGGCGGAAAATCGGGATGAACAAAGAAGGTGATGTCATTGATCTGAATGTATTTGACCTTGCCGAAATCATAGGTCGTCCACTCGGGAATCGGAATCTTGAGCTGCTGCGACGAACCAGTAGCCGGAACACCTGCACTGTATGGTTCAACACCAAACAAATACCACTTGGAACTGTCGAAAGACGCCGTGCTTGTGTGGTCCTCGATGCAATAGTAGAGATCACTCTCGGAGTCACCAGGGTCGTCAACACCAACGATGTCACCAACTTTATATGTGGTGCTTGCCGCCCAATAGTCCAGAACACCGACCAACTGGTCATCAAGGGGAAGCATTTCCAGTCCGTTGAGTTCCAGCAAGACCGACTCCGTGACCGTGTCCGTTTGGGCGTCCGTATCAAGACCAGTGGCTCGGATGGAGACAAGGCGCGACTCCGCTGAGTCCAAGTTGTTACGCTGAACAAACTGCGTGCCAGGGCGTTTGAAGACCCCGCCATAGGGCGAGACAAGCATGTTCTTCAATTCGACGCACCCGTTCTTGAGCTTGTCGAGGTCAAACCGGCCACCCATCTTGGGGGTCAGAAGTCCGCCGTTAAAACTGGCGCTGAGAGTGTGAATTCCGCTCATGCTGTTTGAATAACACCAGAACGAGACTGAAGCAACTGTGAATCAGGGAAAGGTAGCGTGCGTGGCTTTTTGCCCTCCCTGGCGTCCCGTGTCTTGGCCATGGGCGCCAGCATGCCCTCGTAGGACTGCCGCAAGCCACCGGCCTGCCCAGAGGGTCCGGCTAGGTTCTGCGCCATGTAGGAGGCAAGCAGGAAAGAGAAGGCGTTCACAAAGTCTGCCGGCCAATCCTCGGGGTCGGCGCTCATGTCGTCGATGTAAGTGATGTTCACTTCTTCACTGTTGCAAAGTATGAACCCCTTTTCGATGGAGAAGTCATCACTGTCATCCTTAAGCCCGCCACCGTCGCCGTTAATCTTCAACACGCGCAGGCAGCAGTCCGGCAGTTCGTGTTGGAAATCCCAGTCGAACTTAGGAACTTTGGCAAACTCTCCGGTCGCGGACGTGTAGCCGGAAGCATACTCGGAGTCATCGAGGTCGAAGGCGTTGGCACTCACCTTTGTGACATACCAGTTGCCGTTTGCCGAGGTTGCCCCTTCAACGTCACGCAGCAGAATGCGGTCGCCCGTTTCAAGACCGTGGCTGGTCGATGTAACGCGAAACACGCCGCTGCCGTTGTCGGTGATGGCAGACCCGGTCAGGGCGGTGAAGGAAACCTCGGAGCGTGTCCGCTCAATGGCGAAGTTCCATGGGTGAGATTTAAGTGCCTCTTGGGCGGCAGTGGAAAACCACTGAAGGGCGACAACGGCTTGCGGGGTCTGGTCGGAGTCAATGTTCTTCAGCGGTCGCCCACCGAGATGCGTGATCGCCAGATTTGCAATGTCCGTCTTGGTCGCCATGGGAAAAGGTAGCCGGGTGGGAATGACCCACCCGGCTGGGTTTTAGGCTTAGGCCAGGGTGTAGACGATGTTCCACGTCTGCGAATGCGAGGCGCCAGCAGTCACGGTACCCCAGGTCACGTAGACCCAAGCATCGTCGGTCAGTGTCACCGGGGTGAGGGCGGCGGCACCAGCGGTGCTGCTGAACGGTTCCGAACCAGCCGAGCCACCGAGGGCAAGGGCGGTCGCGTAACCATCAGCGTCACCCGTGCCGTCGTCGTAGATGTAGCCAACGGTGCCGGTGCAGGCATCGCCGGGATCGCCGTGGTCAACCGAGCAAAGCTGCGGGATGACGCGTGCGCCAGCGGGGAGCTTGCACAGATACAGGGGGTCAGCAGTGGCAGCGGTGTAGCTGGTCTTGCTGACGTTGAGGCAATGGAGGTTGCCCCCATTGCTGTTCTGGGTGGGGCGGTCAGCGCCGTTGAGAGCGGCATCAACCTGGGATTGGGCGAAGGTAGTGTAAACGGAAGCCATAATCTTTGAAGGTGAGGGGTTAGTTGTGGGGCGGGGGGTTATCCCCCGCCCCGGTTAAGGTTAGGCGGGGCTGCGGTCACAGTAGACGCGAACCACATACTCGTTCTGGCAACGGACGGCGCCGAACATGGCGGTCGTGCGAAGCTGGAGGGCATGGGTGCGGGTCGGCAGGATGTCCATGTAAGCCTTGATGCCGTTCATCGCGAACTTCACTCCCGACTTGTGCCAAGCGAAAACCGAGGTGATGTCGGTGCCGGAGTTGATCGGGAGGCGCTCGGTGCGGATGAACTTGAGGCCGAGGAAGCTATCAACCTGACCGCTAGCAAGAGCGCGGACAGTGTTGAAGTCACTGCTGGTGACCTCAGTGGTCTTCAGCAGGTCTTGGACCTCCTGGGCGGTAACCGCGATGAAGCGGTCGCCATCCGGCACTTCAGCCTCGTCCATCGTCTTCTTGACGGCACGCAGCTTGGCGATCGTCAAACCACTGTTGGCGGCGGAACCGGACTCAACGTAGTCGACCGCAATGCTCTGACCGCCAGGGAACGCGTCACTGGTCGTGCCATCTTCACCGATGTAACGGGTTTCGTCGAAAGCGGCGATGATCACGTCGTCCATCGTGCGGTTGAACGCGGCACGGTGGGCGCCGAACTCTTCGCTCGTCGGCAGGATGATCTGGCCCAGGAAGGCGTCGTCGAACTCGTCGAACGTGGTGACCTTCTGGTAGGGGCGCTGCGTGAGCCAGTACTTGTTGCCGTCGAATTCGCCGTCAGGGGTATCTCCCTTGCGGACGGAAACGAGTTCAGCTTCACGGGCGGTGATGAGGTTGAACGCCTTGCGCTTGCCGGTGAAATCGGCACGGGTCACGGCGTTGAGAAGTCGGGAGTCCGACTGCTGGAGTTCCTGCTTCCAGGCCGAGTCGAACTGGTCAGGATAGAATTGAGGAATGGTGAGAGACATGGTGATTTGGATTTGAGTTTGAGGGTGCCTTCGGCGTCGTTGCCGGTGGCTTGAGTTTTATCTCGCTCCTCGGTTATCCGTGTCACGGGCCAATTCTGCAAGGGGTCACCGTTGTCCTTACGGGCGGTGACGCATTTAGGCACGCAAAGTTACTCTTTGCAAGCGGAAAAGTATCCCGAGCGGCAATAATAATCAGCGCCGGGTCAGAAGAATGAAGATGATGGCGACAAGGAAAAGCATGGCCCTGCTGGGTTCTGGTATCACATGTGGTGGCCTTTTGTCATCCGGCACCACGTCCGGCAGGGAAATTGAAGGGGTCAACGTCCCCACTTCCGGCCAGACGAATAGCTTGTCTTGCCTGCTCCATGTTGGAAAAGCGAACTCTGTTTCCTTGTTCATCGATAAAGTCCTTCCAGCCAAACCACACGCGCTTTTGCGGGTAGTAATTTACGCGAGAAAATCGGATACGATACATAGAAAGCAAGTGGCGCACGATAAACCTGGAGGGCTTAACGTGCGCCACGGGGTTTAGTTATCGGGTAGCCTCCCACAGTCGGCGCTTCTCAGCGACAAGAGTTTGAGCCTCGGGCGATCCTGGTTGGAGCGACCGCAGCTTTGTGTCGATCTGCTCCATGCGCTGGTGATACCCGGCCTTCTCACCCTCACCAATTAGACCGCCGTCCTCATTGGTCATTTGGTCGAAGCGAAGGATCGCTTTGGCAAGGTCTGGGTCGTTCCCGTATTTTGGGTTGTCGAGGTCCAGCCCGAGCGCCTTCGCGCCCCGTTGGACTCGGGCGGCGTTCTTGCTGGCTTCAGCGCCCCACTCCTTGGAGAGTTCCGCCATCACTCGCTCAGCCTCGCCAGCCGAAGCGGTTTCGGCAGACTCAACAGCAGCCTTCATGCTGCCGTTGTAGGCTTCGACCAGTTCACCGAGCGCCTCCGCCGGGATGCCGTATTTGTGGGCGACCGTGGCAGCAGTCTGGGCAAGGTCGGCGTTCCACGTCCCCTCGCTGCCTTCGGACGGTTTCAGGCCGTATTCCTCGGGTGTGTTGGGCGCTCCAACCAGTTTGCGCCATTCCGCACGCTGTTCGTCGGTCGCCTCTGCACCAGGGAATGTCGGGGTCTTTGCCGAGATTTTCTTCTCCAAGTTGCCGTAGCTGCCAAGCAAGTCGATGGGACTCGGGAACTTGGAGAGGGTCTTCTCGAACGGCTTGAGGTGATCAGGAAGGCCGGCAGTCCAGCCCTCCTTGAACTTGGTTCCGTCTGCGTCAAGGAATGCGCCGAACCCCGAAAGGTCGGTCGTGCTGACGGTTGGGGTACTTGCCGTGGTTTGGGTGACAACCGCTTCCGGTGCCGCCTCTGTCGTGGTGGTGGTAGTATCGCTCATGTTAGATGGGGAGTTTTCGCCAAGCGGGATAGACCTGACTAAATTTTGATTCTGTCCAGTTTCGCCGGCGCCACTCAATGACCGCCGGAGTTTTATCGCCAAACGCTGGGTCGGCTACGGGTTCTGGGTCGGCAGTCGGAGTGAGATGGAGTCGCACCGTCTCTCTTGATGGCGCGTCCTCCATGGTGACCTCTTTCCTGGGCCGACCCCGTTTAGGTGGGGGTGGGTTGTCCTTCATTGGTCTTCTGTTTTCTTGTTCGTTTGGGTTTCTCAAAGGCGCTCTGCGTGAGCAGGGTGCCGAAAATCTCGCGCAGATGCGCCCTCGCACCGTCCCTTGCCGCCGCACGCTCAACCGAGTCGGCAGCGAAAACGGCACCGAAGACAGGCGCCAGATGATTCCAGTGACGCACCAGAATCTGGAAGTCTTCGGACGCCGCAAGTCGAATGATGGCGCCACTGAGTCTCGCCCGTTCCTCTGGGGTATTCGGGCGAAGGAGGTCGGAAAATTCAGTTCTCATGCGTGTTTACTGTCCAAGCAGGGGCGCGGCCTTTGCGGCTGCGTTTGCCGCCATCTCCGCGCTTTGGAGTTGCGCCTGCTGTTGTTGTTGTTCTGCCCTCGCCTGACGCATCGCTTCCACCTGCTCGGGCGGCAGGAGGAACTCGGGCGGGGCGCCTGAGTTGCGTGACGTTTCGTTGATCCAATAGTCAAAGTTGATGCTATCCAGCACGTCTGGACGAAGCTGGGCAATGGCGCCCACCCGCTCAAGCATGCGATCCATGCCAACCGTTCGGACGGCTGCAATGGCAAGGGCAAGCCTGGAGGTGTATTGGATCGTGGGGTTTGGCACCTGCAGCATCGACTCGGACAGGCGGACGATAGCTTCCTCGGGTGGCGCGGGCAGCATCGCATTCTCGGCACACTGTTCAAAGACTCGGACCATCAGCGGGCCGATCTTCTCGCTGGTCAGCCGGGTGTATGCCGGGGTGATCGTGTCGATCTTCTCGGCGGCACGCTGCTGAATCTCGGTGGCCGTGCGAATGCCCTCGATGTTTGCCATCATCTGCCACATGTCGAGGTGCGTCTTCTGTCCGACAACCTGCTGACGAATGTTTGCTCGTTCCATGCTCGCCTTGATGTCGAGCGTCGTGTTGAGGGGGTAGATGCGGTCATCGTTCATGCCCGGCGGGTAATAGTTCACGCCGCGAGCAGACGTCACCAGTTCGCCCTCAAAACTGTCTGGCACCATTAACGGAGGGAAGGTCTGCTTCTCTGCGGCGACGTCGAGCATCTTCTGAAGGAAGTTCAACTGCCGCGCTTCCGGCAGCATCTTGAACCCTGGCCCGTAGCCGTATGGGCTGCGGACTTCCAGGAAATCGCACTTCTCGTATCGCCCAACGTGGAACGGGAACGAGTCAAACCCACCCTCCTGGCAGACGTGATTCGACTCGATCTCGACGTAGACAGACGCGAACGGCTTCTTCTGCGCAACGGCTCGTCCTGCCGCTGGGTTGATCCGAGGGTACACGGCATGCAGGAACTTGAACGGCGCGTCGAGCATCTTGCCGCCAGCGTTGTAAGCTTCACGCACCTTCTCGGATACGTTCTCCAGGCCGAACTGGTCAACTGCACCACGGGCAGTGAGTTCGACCTCGCGCATGAGCGTGTCAACTTGGCCGAGGTAATTCTCGTCGATGACATACGAGCCAACGCGGAGTGAGTTGAAAACAAGTTGGTTGTCCTTCACTTGGCTGAACATCGCTGACGTGCAGAACGTCAGGTGAACGATGTTGTCTTCGTGTACCTCGGTGTAGAAATTGCTGTTCGACAGGTATTCCTGCACCAGTTGCGTGCATTCAGTCATCCAACGCTCGACCGGGTCGCGACCACGAAGCTGGCGGATCGGTGAGAACTTAAACCACGGCTCATACGCTGGAGTGGTCCAAGACGTCAAGCCGGCAGCGGCAACGGTGATCGCCTGTTCTGCGGTCGTGTCGAAGATGTTCTGCTCGCCGGCGTTCTGGACGTTGTATTGCTTTCTATTGATCCCTCCCTTTCGCGGCATGATGTAGTCAGCAATGTCCTGCCACTGCGGGTCATACGCGGTTTCCCGGTATTCCTTCAGCGCCTTGTATCGCTTGACAAGCTGCTCGACGTCAGGTTGTGAGATCATGTTATTGCTTCCCCATTCGTCCCAGCGCAGTCGGAGCGCCGAGGGTCTGCTGGTTCTGTTCGCCCGCCATCTGAGAAATGATGGACTGCCGAAGTCCCTTGCGCCTAGCAGCGCCGGTAGTCGCCTGCTCTGCACCCGCCATGGGATCAGCTTGTGGCGGAGCCATTGTAGGAGGAGGCGCCTTGGGCTTCTTGGGCGATCCGCCATTGAGCGGCGGACGACCGCCTAATGCTGCGGGTCGATGGACCCCAAAGGTTGGAGGATTTTCAGGTGTTTCCATAAAGAGTCGAAATCGCGTGACTTTAGACACCCTTTTCGCAGATAGCAAACCCTTTTTGCGGTTGGGGCGTGAGAAAAAGCCTCTTGCATGTCGCCGGCGACGATCTCAACCCAGAGGACCGATTCGCCCATGACGTCGTAGAGATGCGCCATGGCGAAGGCAGTGGGGCTGCTGTAGATGTAACCGTTGGCCAAGTTCCAGGCAAGGCGCTCGTCGGGGTCTTCACCGAGTTCCTCCAGCTTGTCGAGGGCAATGATGCATGGGTTCATGTTATCCGACAAATCCTCCGCGTTGAAGCGCCCCTCGGCGCCTGGGTGTTTCGACTCGGCCCGTCACCCCAGGCGCTTTAACCAAGCCGGCGTGAATAGCTTCGGCCATGTAGCGCAGCGCGTCGGCAGTATGAGAAGAAAAGTCATGCACGGGAGTACTGGCGATGCGCTTGCCGCGATCGACCTCCTTTGTGTGGTAGGAGCCGAGGGCATCGACGCCGATCTCGGTTTCGGGTGTTCGGAAGACGAGCGTGGGGAACATGCCAATGAGCGCATTGATGCCCAGCCAGACGTCGGTCGTTACCGGCAGAACACGCACCTGACCGATGCCAGTGGCAGACAGTTCGTCGGCAAAGGTCTTGCCCGTGTATTCCCGGCGCCCGGCGTCGTGCGGCAGGAAGTGTAACCCATACGGGTAGCCCTTCCGCTGCATGTGCGCCACCCTCTCGTTAAGGGTGTTTGCGCCGAGGTCACCCACGTCGCAGTCGATGACGCGGATTTCCCGGCCAACCACTTGCCAATACCAAACTGAGGTGTTCGCCGGTGACCCCAAGTCCCAGCTTGTGTGGACCGGCACGTCAGCGAGCGGCACTCTCCCGATGCGCCCCTCCTGTCGAGCCTTCTCAATGGCGGCAGCGTAAATGGCGCCAGGGATCGCAACACTGAAGTCGCACTCGTATTCCTGCTTGAACGCATGTTCCGGCATGCCTGCACGCAGGGACGCCAGTTCATCGGCGGGAATGATGCCCGATTCGCTGGCCCGCAGGAGCAGGGAAAACCACTCGTCCGCGTTCTCGAGCGCCTCGGTGTAACGAGAATAAAACGCATTCTTGCCCTTCGGTGTGCCAATGAACGTCGCCCACCCCTGGTAGTCAGACAAGCACGGACGAATGACCATCGGCCATGCGCTGCCATCGATATCGGCAGGCTCGTCAATGACTACTCCGTCGAAATACAGACCGCGCATTCGGTCGTAGGAGTCGCCAGAGTAAAGTCGGATTTGCGCTTCGTTCGGCAGCACCAAGGAGAGTTCCTGCTGGTTGACCTTTGTGCCAGGGATCGCGGAGGTGAACTTTTGCAGGTAGCTCCAGGCGATATCCTTGGCCTGATCCCTGGTCGGCGCAATGTAACCGTAGCGTAACGGCGGGCCAGATCGCCGGTGAGTCAATGCTCGGGCGAGAATGTCTTGCAAACACGAATACGTTTTGCCGGCACGACGATGACAGACAAGGCAGGCAAACCGCTTTTGACGCTTCAGATAGGGCAAAAACGCGTCGCGGGGCTGGATGTGGATCTCAATGTGACTCACGGCTACAACGCGTTTTTGGTGTGTTTCTGTCCAATTGCGGGGGCATCAGGCTTCCTCTGCGTCACTGTCTCCGCCGATGCGAACCACGATGACTGGCGCTCCTCTGTTTGCTTCGGCACCGTCGCCACCGAGGTCGTTATCAACCTTAATGGCGGCTAGTCGGTCACGGTTCTCGCCACTCAGTGCGATCTCCCGGCAGATGCGTCTCTTTTCGGCAGTGGTGAGGACTGCCTCATGTGCGGCTTGTGTTTGCAGCCACGTGACGCGGGCGGCGATGCTCTCTGTCCGCGCCAAACGAGACGCATTGCCACCATGAGGCGAATAGCCGGCGGCGATGTAAGCGTCGGCTTGGTTCATGCCCTGCGACCGAGCCTGCGCGAACAGCTCATGCTGTGCATCGCGGAGGGGTTTCGCTGGGTCTGGTTGTGACAGGTCTGCCATTCCGTGAAAATGGGGCGGCAGGAGGGTGAAGTCAAGGGCTTTCATGGAAAACAGCGGTCTAACAAGAAGCGTCGATAAATTGGGCAACTTTTCTCGTTGATTTTCAATGAGTTATAGAAAAAGAGGGGGGAAATTGGGCAACTATTGGGCAACTATTGGGCAACTTTTTCTGCCAACCCCACTTCTGCAACTCCTTATATTATAATACTTTATGAAAGTAGATATATATATATGAAAGATTTCTGGGCAAATTGGGCAAAAAAATATAGACCCATAGCGAGGTCCGTTTTTTTGGACGCAACGGAAAATCGGGGGATCTATATGTCTCTACCCCGAAAAGTTGCCCAATTTGCCCAATTTCTCGTAAAGTGTTGGAAATCAACAAACTCGGTGCCCAACTTTTTGCCCAATTGTTGCCCAATTTGCCCAAAAACCTGCCCAGAACGCCTCTCAAAACTGAGAAAACGAAAGGTTTCGTTTAGGAGGGCCGACAAAACGCGCAGTGAAATTTTTCGTTCTGGGCAAATTGGGCGCCCAGTTTTGGGCAACCCCTGGCGTGTCGGGGGCGGTTCGAGGGCATAAAAAAGCGCCACCAGTTTCCCGGTGGCGCTATGTTTGCCCAATTATTCGTCCGACTTCCACCAGGGCGGGGACGTGTCTCCGAAGTCTGGGAAGGGGTCTGGGCTGGCAAATTGTTGCGCGTTCCAGTCCTCCATCGCCTGTCGGACTGCCACCTCAACGGTCGGCGGCATCAGGGGTTCATTGAGGGCTTCTTCAAGCAGGAGCCACCATTCTGGCGCTTCTGAGTATTCTGGCGGTTCGTCTCTGTTCATGTTGGTGTTGTGTTGGGTGGTTACAGGATGTCGTTGATGATGTCGGTGGCAACCTCCTCAGCCCACTCCTCATCGGTTTCGTTTTCGGGTTGGTACCAGTTGTCGATGGCGAGCTTAATGCAAGCCATTACACAGTTGCGCGTGAATTGAGGCTTGGACTCGTCGCCATAGAAATTGCTTTGGCCGATCATGCTCGACGTGTTCATCGTGATGATGTCGCGGCTTCCAAATGCGGAGTCGATGCGGGCGGCAATTTCGTTGGCTTGAGCTTCGGTGAGTTTCATGTTGGTGTTGGGTTGGGTTGTGGGTTAGATTTTGTGGATGCGTTCACCGATCCAGCGCATGACAGGAACGGCCATCGAGTTGCCCAGTGCCTTGTATCTCGGACCGTCAGGGCATTGATCGGCGGGTTTGTTTCGCCAGGGAATGAGGGTGTAGTCGTCGGGGAATCCTTGCAGTCGCTCGCACTCTGTTGGGGTTAGGCGACGAACCGCATCAGCTTTCTGGGCTACTGCCATGGCGTTTTTAGCCGTAAGCGATGGGCATATATTTTCGGCAGTAGCACACTGCGTTCCACTCAGCGTTGACGGGAAGGCTAGTGCCAAGCCTCCTGCGTTTTGGATGGGACTATATGCTGAAGTGGTCATAGCTGGAGCAACTTGAACCTCTCGGATAGAATCAAAATTCTCCGCATAGGCTATAGCATGAGAGTATTCTTGATGAGGTATGGGTTCCAGAATATGGAAATCTTCTGTTAGTGCTTCCTGATTACCCAGCCACAGTTTAGACCCAGCATTTGCCATCAAGCAAGGGAACGTGAGCTTCCCGCTTGCAGTGCAACGCGCAGCTTCTTTGGTAGTGTCTTGCCGCGTTTTTCTGCTCGACGGAGAATCCCGGCACACGCTTTCGGACTCAAAAAGAACCTTTGCGGCAGTGTTTGCGTCTCCAAGACATCCGACAACGAAGACTCGACGACGACGCTGGGGGACTCCGAACCATTGAGCGTCCAGCACCCGGTAGGACCACCCATACCCCAACTCCCCCAACGCTCCGAGGAAGGCACCAAAATCCCGTCCTCCGTTGGATGACAGGACACCGGGGACGTTTTCCCAGACAATCCATCGAGGCCGGAGACGTTGAGCGATCTCAAGGTAGGTAAGCATGAGTCCTCCACGGGGTCGGTGAGTCCTTTGCGGAGTCCTGCGACGGAGAAGGACTGGCAGGGGGTTCCTCCGACCAAAAGGTTAACTGTGTCTCTGAAAATCCATTCATGATGCTTGGTCATATCGCCCAGGTTTGGGACATCCGGCCAGTGATGGGCAAGCACTGCGGACGGAAAAGCTTCGATCTCGGAGAAAGCTAATGGCTTCCACCCGAGGGGATGCCATGCAATGGTTGCGGCTTCGATTCCTGAGCAGACTAAAATGTAGTTCATCGCCCACCCCCTTTGCCGTGTTCTTCTGGTGTGTTCATGTGTTGTGGGTTGCTATCAATTGATAGGCGGTTAATGGCAATTCAAGGGTTGTGTGTTCCCCGCGTTGTTCGGATGCGCGGCCCACGTGGTAATTATTTGGAGACAACGCGGAGCAGGTAGTCTTCCCACCCCCCACGCATGCCGTTCTCCCAAAGAACGAAAATTCTTCCATCAGGGAGAATTTCATCCACCGTCCCGACTCCGAGATGGTTTTTTGTTTGGAACGTGGGGCGAACTTTGTCTCCGATGTTGATGGTCTTCATTATGTTGTTTTGTGTTGTTGTTTCGCTGACAACCCCAGTCTACACAACCCCCAAAAGGACGCAAGCGAAATTTTTCGTTTTTTTTTACAGGGGGTCATTCCTCCTGCTCTAAACCGAACATCGAACTCGGCAACCGTGTGGCACGAAGGCACAATCCCCCGAACCAGGCGGTCTTCACCCGACCGGCGCCTGGGAGTCGGCGGAGTTGGTCGCTCCACTTGCCGGCAAACGGTGTGTCGGAGAAGACCTTTTTCAGTTCGGGGTGCGAATCGGCCACGTCGAGTGAACCGTCCCGCCTGAGTGCCATGCCGTGCCGCTCCAGTGTCGTGCGTGCCGCCTGCTGGTCGACGTAGCCGGACGCCTGCCTGACCAGTTCAGAGACGCTTCTGGAATAAACGCGGTCGTGTTCTTCATGCCGGACAATGGCAGCGAGCAGGACCGTGAGCGCCCGTTGCTCGTCCATGTCGTGTGGGTCCGCCCGAAACGCTTGCCACTCCTGCTGGCTGCACCAGTCGGTGGCCTCAGAGAGTGAGACAACTCGGTCGTGCCTCAAAGAAACGGCGCCAGCCAGCAGAGCGCCGATCTGGTCACCGTCACGCTGCCCGCCGAGGTGGGCTGCACAAGCGGTCGCAAACACCCTAGCATTGGCGGCAATTACAGGGGCCAGAGTCAGCGCCCGTGACCGGAACGCAGCGCACCACTGATCATCCAGCGTCGTCGTTGCCATCGCTGCCTGCATTCTTGGCCATGCGCCAGGTGTTTCAATGTGCCTTTGTGTGTCCATCTCCATGAGGGTCAGGCGCGACAGGTCCGCCCGCTGGGTGGCGGCAACACCAATGGAAGCAAACAAAAACATGCTCCTGACAGTGTATTCCAACGCGTCTCCACCCGCAGACCCCTTGATGATTTTGGCACGGGATTCGCGGCTGGCTTGGCGGGCGAGCATGAGGATGCGCTGAATACGCTCCTGATCGTGCTTGTTCTCCGTTTCCGCCTCGTCAATGACGACCGGGAAAGCATCACTCCGCAGGGACTGGCGAATGCCAGCCTCAGTCGTGGAGGTTCCCTGAGCGATGACCGCAGCGTCACCGAGAATGCGTTGGATTACCTGGTCGATGAGGACGGTTTTGCCACTGCCCGCCTTGCCACTCAGCCAAATGTGAGGGCGCCAGTCGAGCGCCCCGCAGATGGGAGCGCAAACCAGCCAGCCGGCAAGCAGCAGAGGGTCCATTGGTCCAGCCAAATTGGACAGGCTCAACAGTGACACTAGTTTGCCCGCCTCATCTGCCGGCAATGGGGCAAGAACTGAGCATGGGATTGCGCGTGCGGTCTGATAGAGGTAGGTGCTGGCGACCCCCTCAATGGACTTGGGACTGCCGTCCACATACAACTGGTCACCGGCGTGATACACGACACGCCCAGCATCGAGCCACGCGCCACGTCCCCTCAACCGAAACGGATCGAAAACTCCGACCGCCGTCTGGCGCTGCATGAGGGCATTGGCTGCGGAAATCCACGCCACGCTGCCCTCGGCGCCACCTCGGGAGGGAAACGAATCTTCCCACCACTGGAGGGGAGCCAGCCGAAGCAATTCTGTGCTGCGATGAGCGGCAGCAGACAACGCCACGATCTGTCTCAGCGCGTGCGGGAAATAGTAATACGTCCCGTCGTCGTACCCCAGCAAATCAAAAGGCGCCCCAGAACGGTCTGCCCGTTGTTCGTCGTTCCGTTGAGGGGGAGCGGGCTGCCTCGCCGCCTCAACCATCTCGCGGACCTGCTTGGCCGTCCAGCCCTCGTCCACGGCATCGGCAACGTCCCACCCTCCGTCCTTGCCAGCCGGTGGGGTCACGACATGCACGGTGCAGCCAAGTTCCTCCAGCAGTTCCTTGACGGTTTTCGCGGCCTTCTTGCCGGCGTCGTCGGCGTCCGGCCAAATGGTCACGGTCCTGCCAGCCAGTGGGGTCCAGTCAACGTGCCGCACAGCTTGACAACCTCCCGGCCAGGAAACGGCGCAGGCGCCCAGTTCGGCCATGACGTCAGCGCATTTTTCACCCTCGACCACGACAACCCCGGCGTCAGGTCTGGCTGCGAGACGGTCAAGCCCGTAGAGGGGGCGAGGCTTGGCGAATGATGTCCAAGCCCACTTGCTTTCGCCAACGGCGTTGGTGACCCATGTGCGGGGCAAAATCTCCTTGCCACCATCGGCTCGTTGATACCGGGCGATCCAACCGATGGGGCGCCCCTCCGCGTTGAGGTAGCACCACGACGCGACCGGGTCACCATGGACGTGGTGCCGCAGTGGGGGCGGAGTCGGGACGCCAGGGGGGACCGGGCAGACCTGCGTCCACTCTGGTCGGGATGGCGCCCGAGTTGCGGGAGCCGGTGCGGAGGACGCAACCCCAACAATTTCAGATAACGCCCGTGCCGCGGCGAGTTGCTCCAGTCCGTTGATGGCGGCGTATAGGGAGATGAGGTCACCTCCGCGAACGTCCCCAGCAAAGTCCGCCCAGCGACCCGTGCGGAGATTGATGCTGAGAGACGAGCCGGCGTTGCCAGCCAGATCACCGACCAGCCACTCCGCACCATTCCTCCGACCAGCCGGGAGCCAGCGAGGGACCAACACCTCCGCCTGCTCAAGAGCGGCGGACGCAACGAGAGGGAAGTCAATCATTTTCAAGTGGGGCGAAAAGTTCGACGACTTCAAATTCTTCACGATGGACCAGCATGAGTCCAGTGTGCGAACACCAGCAGGAAAGCGAGCGCAGAGTCTCGTCCATGAGGTGTAGCTGCCGCTCGGTGATGCGGCAGGCTTTACCGGGGTTTGCTTGGCACCATGCCGTCACCGCTGGCAGTGCTGTTTTGTAGGTTGTCATGTTGTTGTATTGCGTCTAGGGCTTCTTCCTCTGAGCGGACGATAATGGCGATGCCGCCGGCGTCCGCAACATTTTTCTGCCAGACAATTTGATCTGGCCTAATTTTCCCGGTCGGCGTCTTGACCTCGACCGAGGTGAAAACCGCGATCCGCTTGCCGACCATGTCCGGAGTGACCTCGACCGAGCGCCACCCGATCAGGTCACCGCTGCCGGGGTTGAGGCCAAACTTGACAAACCTGCCGAACTGGTCCTTCAACCCGCCGACATTATTGCGGAAAAGGCGCAGGCCGGGGACGCGACCGAGCGCCAGACGGATTCGTTGGAGGATGGTTGTCTCGTTCATGCGCGTTTCCTTTGTCGTGCTGCCATCACCTTTTTCGCCCATGCCGCCGGATAATTCATTCCCCTGGCGCGGCCAATGGCGATGAGGTCTTCAAGCGAGCGGGCGCCTCCTTGGGCTCGACGTCGCTCGCGTGCAACGGTGGCGGCATCAAGCTGCACCAGATCACCGGCAACCTCCTCAATGGTCCTTTGTTTTTTAGCCACCTCATGCCCGCACTCTGGGCAAGCGGGACCACACTCCACGGGCGAGTAGACACTGTAGCAGGACGGACACTGCCGGACGGTGGGACCGTTGTCCGTTTCCCTCGACCGTTTAGGGCGCCCCTCAAGCGACCACTCGCGGACCTCCTCGGCAAGACCGTGTCGCAGGCAGTTGCCGACGTGATCCAAAATTAGCGCCCGCGTTTTGCCCGGCGACACGCGCAACACGCGACCCACTTGCTGCAAGTGAAGGCCAAGGCTCTTGGTCGGTCGTAGCAGGATGGCTACCGAAACCCTCGGCAGGTCAAAGCCCTCGGAGATAATGTCGCAGGAAGTCAGGACTTTGATGGAACCGGACGCCAGCGCCTCAACACGCCTGCGCCGTTCGGCCCGGTCGAGGGTGCCGTCGATGGTGGCAGACGCAAATCCGGCGGCGGAAAAGGCGGCGGCAACGTGTTCGGCGTGAGCAACAGACGCACAAAACACCACGGCAGGCTCGCCGGCTGCGTGCCGAGCGTAATGCGCGACCGCGTCACCCGTGATGGTTGGGACGTCCACTGCCCCCTCGACCTCACGCCGGTCGAACTCACCAGCCCGCACATGCAATGCACTGACGTCTAAGTTGTTTGGGGGCGCGTAATAAACAGGACGGCATAGGTAGCCGTTGTCAATGAGCCAGGAAACCTCGGGACCACGGATGAGACAGTCAAAGGTGTCTCCGAGTCCGCGCCCGTCCAGCCGTTCTGGCGTGGCCGTAAACCCAAGCACAACGGCGCTGGGGAACGCCTGGGTGATGCGCTGCCACTGTCCTGCGGCGGCGTGGTGACACTCATCGACAATGAGGACGTCAGGCGGGGCAACACGGTCAAGCCTGCGGACAACCGTCTGCACCGAGACAACCTGCACATGCGGGAACGGGTCGCCGTGGTAACCGGCGGCGATGATCCCGTGCTGCACGTTGTCGTCGTTCAGGGTGCGGCTCGTTTGCTCGACAAGTTCCGCCCGATGGACGAGAATCCATACGCGCCTTCCCTTCCGGCCCGCGCCGTCAGCAATGTGGGCGAAGGTAACGGTCTTACCACTGCCCGTGGGGCTAACGACACACGGTGACCTCTTGCCGGACGCAATTGCACGACGCAGCGACATGACAAGCTCATGCTGGTATGGTCGGAGGTTCATCGCGTGTTGGCTTGCAATTTGAGGTATCGCTCGTAGTCCTCGGCATGCACCGGACAGTCGGGGCGCCTAGTGCTGCCGGTCGCCGAATGCCAGCGGTTTTTGTCACAGTTGCACGTCGGGTCCGAGTGACGCCGAAGCGCCTTCGTCAGTTCCGCATGCCAGACCTTGGTCATGCCCGCGCAAAGCACCAGCGCACGCATTTTTTCTTCTTCGTCCTTTGCGTCCGCCATTCGCTGGCGGCAAACCCGGTCGCTGAATTCCATCCGCAGCAACAGAGTTTCTACCTCGTCGCAAAATAGTTTGTGTGTGTTCATTAATTTCTTTTGGTGAGTTGGTTTTCCAGACTGTCAATGGTGGCCTGCTGGTGGGTGAAAACCCGGTCTGCTAGGTCTTCCAGTTCTGCGACCTGTTCGGCCATGAACTCTAATTCCTCATGGAGTTCAGCGATCTGTCGGTCTTTCTTCTGGAGCAGTTCCTCGGCAGAAGCAAACACGCCGCGCAGGAGATGCTGAAGTTCTTCTATTTTTTCCCGTGCCTCGATGCCGCTCATGCCACGCCCCCTCTCCGCGCATGGCAGGCAACGCACACGGCGCCGGTCCTGTCGTTTTTCCGACCGCAGTCAGTGCAGAGCCCCAGAGCTTTACGTTCTGCCCGCCTGCGCCGGTGATACTCCGGCAGGTCGGCGGTCAACTTTTCGTGTGGTCGCTTGTATGGGTTCTTGGGTGTTACCCCGGTGACCCGGCGGAGGAGGGTCACGATATCCCGCTCCGGCAGATCGGCGTCGAGCGCCTGACGAGCGGCGAAAATAATGTCGCCATAGGATTGTGGTTTCATTTCAAGAGGTTGATTAGAGACTTGACGAGGCTCATGACAAGGTCGGAGACGAGCAGGAATCCCAC